GGATTAGATACATTTGCAACTTTTGTAGTTGCTGCCACACTAGGATCAGGTTGTTCTGGTAGTGGTGGTGTTGGTATCTCTTTTACTGAGCTATCTAAGTTTTGAGACTGCGCAGCCCCTTCAATTGTTTGTTGAATTTGTTTTTTTATTTTTTCTAAATAATCATTAGCATTAAATTCTTCAAATTTTTTATTTTTATATTTATCAAGAACATTTTCTAATTCATCAATTGGAACAAAATAACTTTCAGCCCAAAGTTGACCAGGGTTTTGTTTTTTAAAATCATCGTAAGCTGATCTTAATCTATTTTTTTGATAGCCAACAGGTTTAAAAGTTCCACTCATGATTAGATTTATATCTTTTCTTGAAACACCAACAGTTTTTAAAGTATCTCTTATTTCATCTTCTGATATTCCTAAATGTAAAGCTGCTTGAATAGTATTATAAAATTCTTTTTGAGACCTAAAAGCTTCTTCTTGTATTTGTTCAAATTCTTTTGCTCTAAGGTTTGGAGTTTTTACTGTATAATTATCTAAGCTGTAAAAACGCTCAGATACAAATACATCTCCTCGTATGTCTTTAAAATCTCTTATAGAAAATTTAAAAGATTTTAAAACATCAATGTCTGACAATCTAACTCCAGCAAATAAAGCTAATAATTCATCTTGTAAATTGTAAGGTCTATTATCTTTTCTAACATCTCCTGTCGCTGCGTTTGTTATTAATCTAGCGGTTCTTGAGGCACCAGGTTCAACAGATTTAAGAATATGTTGAAAACCTTTAACAAATTTGTCTTTAAGTTCATCTCTTGGTCCCCATATCGACACACCTTCTCTTGTTTTACCGCCTCTTACAAATATATCTAAAAAAGGCTCGGCACCTATAGGCTCCGAAACAAAAGGAGATAGAAGTTGAAAAAGAGGCCCCTCTGGACTAAAAATACTATCTAAAATAGCTTCGTCTGGATTTTTTCTAGGGTCCTCTGTTATACCAGCTTTTGCACCTAAAGGTTTAAGAACATTATTAAATAGAGATCTAGCTGTATCAGATATGACTGAATACGGATTGAAATAGCTTAAATTTAAAACTTTCGCTTTACCGTTTTTTAAAGGAGTCATAAAAGCTAACTTAGAATTTACTTCCCAAGGAGCTGAAAAAAAGTTTTTGTAAACCGCTACATCTTCATCACTAAGACCTGATAAAGTTTCAGACAGTTTAGATGCTCCATATTCTGCGGCTCCAAACACTGTTGTAAGACCTAATAATCTTTGAATTCCCATATTTCTAATTTCTGGATTACTAGAGCTTATTTCTCGTAGAGCTGTTTGCATTATATTAACACTAGTTCTCATCATTTCTGCAGGGAAAGCAACAAAGTTACCTAGTGGTAATAATCTAATTGCTTTAATTACATCAGGAACTTTACTGTAGGTTGGATAAAGATTAGTAACATACCAAGCGGCCATCTCCTCAATAATTTCATCATCTGTTTTTAATTGACCTGTTTTGTAATTTGTCTCAATAAAATCATCACCTGTTATTTCTTTAAACCATCTTCTGACTGCATCTTTGTCTTTAACATTAATAATGTTTTTTAATCTAGACATTTCATAAAACCAACCATTTAACTTCCAGAGATTGTCTCCTCCAGCGTATAATTTTTCTGCGGTCTTACCTGCTTTTCTAACCCATTGTGCGTTCGTTAAAGTGTCAAATAAACCTTCTTCACTTATAATTTTTCCTTTTCTAATATCTCTAAGAACCCCTGTTATTTCGGCAGTCACTAAGTTTTCGTCTAAAACTCTTAACTCTGTTGCTCTTTCAGTTATTCTTGTTAACTGAGCAATATCCAAGCCCTTACCTGCTCCAAAAATATCATTTAAAACTAAATTTAAATTTTGTAATAAGTTTCCTCCTCCGATATGTCCGTTGGCCACGGCAAACAAACCAGCACTAGTCACGTTTCGCACTTGTGTTGCCGGAGATAGAACAGTTTTTCCGTATTGAGCAGCACTTTTCCACAATAATATGTTTTGATAAAATTTAAAAAAATTGGAAGCGTCGAATCTGCTTTGTCCCATAAGAGCTGCAACTACTCTCTTATCGCCCCAAAGTCCTTTTGATTTTCCTAAAACACTAGAACCTTTTGTTGAAAGCGCGTCTTCAGCCATTACAGCTAATCTATTTAAAGGTATTCTTCCTATGTTCATAGCTTGTCTTTTACCTTCAAAAAGTAACCCATCTTTTACGGCTCTGTCGGCTATTTCATCGTAAACTCTTCTCATACTTGTAAAGCTTATTAAATCAGCGGCCGTTGTTAAAACAGAGGTTCTTACATCTCTCTCTTGACCTAAAAATTTTTTTACCACAGGAGGTAATTCTTCTCCTGTTTTAACAAAGTTTTTTTCATCTGATATTCTTAACCAACTTTTTCCCGCAAAACCTTGTAATATATCTAGTGGGTCTTTCCCTCCCTGTTTTGCTGTGTGCAGCATGTCATATGTTCTTTGAACTGCAAATTCCTCTACCGGATCTTTTGCGTTAGGGTATGCTTCTTTAGCATCATCAATTAAGTCTTTGTTTTTTGATATGACACCTTTCATAAAATCTTTCATATTATCAAAAGTTTCATCCCCTAATCTAGGTGCCCAGTTTTCATTTGTAAAAATTGCAAAAGTTCTTCTGTACACGTCTTTAAATGTCTGCGCTCCATCTTTTAATAGTTCATCTTTATCTAAAATATCTTTAAAATTTTTGTGAATATCTTCTAACTTGTTTTTTAAAGATTGTGAAGAATTTCTCATAGCTTCCGGTAAATCTTGAAGAGGTCTTTGACCTAAAATGTAATCTTCTAAAAAATCTAAATATTGTTTGAAAAGTTTTTCTGTTGTGGGAGCAAAATCTTTTAAACCTTTTCTGTCATATATTGTTCGTAAATCTTCTGCTAACTTATAGGCAGTCTTGTTCAAATCATTTTGTAAAGTTTCTACTGTCTTTTGTTGAGATCTTAAAAGAGCTAGAGCTCCTTGAGATACTTGTGCCACATTACTGGTTAAAACTCCAACTGATCTAAAAAAATTAAGTTTATCATCTAATTTTTTTAATTTTACTTGTAGTGGGTCTTCACTCATATATGTAAATTTTTTCCATTCTTTTAAAGGAGGTATTTTTCTAACTAATAATTTAGGGTTAGTTACACTAACAGCTAATCTTGTTGCTATATCTTTTCCTATGAAACTACCGGTAGCTCTGGCTGTTTTTGCAACAGTAGGTAACCCTGGAGTTCTTGCAATTATTTTGGTAATAGGGTTTATAACTCCTTGAGCTGTTCTTGCTCCTAAACCACCTACATCAATGGCGGTGTATAAACCATATTTAAAACCAAGTGCTAATGGTCTACCTAATAAACCGAAACCAGCCCCTATGGTTGTTCCCTCTTGGCCATATCTTAATTTGTTTTTAAATTTAGCTACTGCTTTTTCTCTTCCTGATAAATTTTTGGTATCTTCTAATTTTGACCAAAAAGGAGCAGGAGCTCCAGGCCCTGATCCGATCGCATCTGTTAATCCCAATAAAGCACCTCCATAACCAACTCTTCGAGCAACATTAGTTATTAAACCAGGTCCTCCTACTGTTACCACAGGTATTTTTTTAATTGGAGTTTTAAGAACAAACTTGGGAAGGGGTAAAAGTTTTTCTTCTACCTCTTGTACTTTGTCTATTGCTTTTTTAACTTTAGGTATTTTAGACACACCTTTTAAAATCATATTAGCTAATTTTGCAGGCACCGCATATTCTGTTAAAATAGACGTGACATCACCAAATAAAGTTTCTGGTTTATTTCCTTCAGGCCATTTTGCAATACTATTTTCTAGTTTTGTTGTGAAGTCTGTGTTTGCTATTAAATCAGCTGTTAAAGGTAAAAGTTCTATAAAATTATAAGCAGATTTATATGTTCCAGTGTTTATACCTTTTTTAAGTTCATCAACAACATCAATATAATCTTTTTCTTCAAAAAAAGATTCGTCTGGGTTTTCTAATTTTTTTCTAAAATTAGTAAATCGATCGGGTACAAGAATTGATTTACCTAAACTTAAAAGACTTTGACCCCAATTAATTTTTTTTCTTGGTTTAATTTCTACTGAGTTTTTTAAAATATCCTGAACGGTTTCACTTTCATAAACAATATTTGGAATTAGTAAAGGAGACTTGGAAGAGGCCATTTATGCCTCCTGAGGCAAACTCAAATTTACATTATATTTTGAATTAAAATTTTCGACATCGATTTGTGTTTGAATCCCTGCGAAATCTTCAAAAGCCATAGGGCTCGAAACTATTAAACGTACAATATCATCACTTATTTCTTGAGGTAATCTAGATCTAACTTCTTCAAAACTTATACCAGTTTCATTTTGCGCAGTAGATTGATTGGCCATCGGTGCACCAGACATTCCACCTTGCGCAAGACCAACTCTACCACCCTCCTTTAAGTTTTCTTCTGTAGCTAAAAGTTCATCAACATTAATAGTTGCATAACCTGCTAAAACTTCTAAGAATTTTTGTTCTCTTAATTTAAGGAATTCATCACTAGTTATATATATTGCTATTTCTTCCTCGCTTTTACCTTCGCCTTGTAACCTTAAAGTTTCTGACGCTGTTATATCGTTATCACTTTTTCTTTTTACTTCATCAACAAAAGCCGGGTTGTTTAGTAAAGCAGTTGCAACTAATTTTTTATCTTTAGTTCCTGTTAGGAGATTATTTCTGTCTTTGTTATATTTCCTGGTTATTGAATCTATTTTTTTTTGATCACCGCCTGCTAGTGCTATGTCTTTATCAAAATCAACTTTTAACTGACCTAATTTATAACCAACTTCATAAGTAGAACCTTGACTTAGTTTCAGTTTTTCTAATTCTTTTTCTGCTGCTAATGTTTTTTCTAACGTGTCTCTATCACTTACAGTGCCATAAGCTTTTTCTATTAGTCCTGCTTTAACTAAATCTTGTTCTCTTTGTTGTTCTTTAAACTTTTCTTTTCTAGCTTGCATACTTGCTGATATGTCACCAAGGGCATCCGAAGCGGATCCAGCTAGTTTTTGTCCAAAAGTTTCATCACCACCTTTGCCAGCAAATTCAAAAGATCTGGCTGCTAGATTAAGAAGTTCTGGTCTTGTTAAACCAAAAGTTGTAGCAGGTTTTTCTGGGTCTGAAAAAATCCCCATTTGTTTTTGTAACTCAATTAATTTTTCTGCCTCTGTTCTAGTTTGATCCATAATATTAGGACCTGGTCCATCTTGATACCCCGGTCTATCGTCTAGTCCAGATGTAATCCCCGTTCCGCGGCTCTCGATCTTGCCACCACCTCTAAACATAGGTCTTCTTAAAGTTCTACTCATTATGTGTTCAATGCTCCTAAGATACTAGCAATACCTCCACCGATACCCAGAATACTTTGTAATGGGCTAGGTGGTTGTTGCATACTTGTTTGAAAGGTTGCTTGTGCGGGATATCCACCAATCAATCCTGTTAATTGTTGTCCAACAAAACCTAATCTTTGTTGCTCTTCGAAGGCTGCTTCTCTCGCAGCATTTGCTTGAGCATCAAGAATAGCTTGTGATTGAGCTTGTTGACCTGTGCCTAATTGTTGTAATCCTGTAATTTGTTGTTGTGCTAATTGTGGAGCTAGTTGTGCTAGTCCTTGTTGTTGTGTTGACAAGGCTTGTTGATTAGCGAAAGCTTGTTGAGCTGCTTGTTGTGCTTGTTGAAACCCTTGTGCTCTTAGTTGTGATTCTAATTGTGCTTTACCCAAAGCTGTTTCGGCATCAAATGCACCTTCTTGTAGTCCTTGACGACCACCACCAAATGCACCTAATTGAGCTGCACCTGCTCCTATTTGTTGCCTTGCAATATCTCGTTCTCTTTGTAACGCTGCAAGTGATGTATCAATGACTTCTTGTTGATAGGGAGACATAAATTCTTGATAAGCTTGAGGCCCTGTAAGTTGTTGGGCTGCTGTGGCATCGGCACCGGCTTGAGTTAAGAAAGGTTCAAAAGAACCTAGTCCTGAAGCTTGTTGATAAGCTTGTGTTTGTAGAGGATCTTGTGCAGCTACTTGAGGAGCAAAGGCTGACGTGTCAACAGGTTTTCCTAGTACGGGTATTAACTTTTCAGTTAATGTAGTTCCCGCCGCTTCTATAAACGGTGCGGGTAGTGTTCTTGTTTCTGTGGTTGCCATTATACTCTAGCCTCTAATTTATGCATTAAATCATACATTCTTTTTGCCCCTTTGTTAACACTTCCTCCGCCTGCAGCTCTTACTGCATCAGCGGTCATAACGAATTCATTTTTTGATAACCTTGCAGGGACATCATCAGCTTTTTCTTTTGCACCAATCGGTACAAAACCCCCTGGTCTTAAATCCATTTCAGCTGGCATACCACCTGTTTTTAAATTCATGATACCACCTTCAGCTTTACCACTTCTTAAATCAGCATCTGACATAGGACTTAATAAATATTCAGACAAAGACATAAACTCATCTCTTTTTAAATCAAAATAATTTTCTCTTTTTTGTTGTTCAGTAGAAGAGGAACCTCCACCTTCTGCATACTCAATACGTCCACCATATGCTTCTTTAACACGACCCTCTTTTCTAGGTCCCATAATCTGCTCTATAACATCAGAACCAACAGTTCCTTCCGGTGGATTATCTAATTCCATACCAATACGCTCTTTAAACTCTTCTAATTCTTTCATGGCTTTTTTTGTAGCCATATCACTAGCCTCTTGCATTTGTTGCATTGAATAAGCACCGGTTCCCGCTTCAGAATCAAACATCTCATTAAATATTTCATTTTTACGTTCTTCAAACATTTTGTTTAAAATTTCTTCGCTAGGCTCAGCGCCTAATAACTTGGCGATAAATGATTTAACAGGACCACCACCTATTCGATATCCAATACGTCCACCATATGCTTTACCCTGACTAAATAAACCTTCGTATATTTCTATAATTTCATCGTCTGTTTTATCATCTAAATCTTTTCCACCAAAACCACCGCCACCGGCCGCTATAATTTCATTTTTCATCAAAAGAATTTTCATGGATTGCATTGAATCACCTAATGTTCCACTACCACCATTGGAAAAACCAACACGGCCCCCGGTCTTGTATCCATAACGAGATAGTGCGTCATCAATTTGATCTTGATCAAATCCTGCCATTCCCATGTATCTTGTAATGTAATCTCTTCTTGATTGAATATCCGCTGCTCCTGCTTCTTCTTGTTGTCTTACATAATCATCATATTCTCTATTAGCTTTTTCTGCTTCTTCAAAAGCTGCTTGCATACTTCCCGCGGTCAGCGAACCACTAGACGCGACTGCTGCTTGACCAAGTGTCATATCACCCACTGCACCTGGAGATAAAAACTCACCTGCTGATTTTGCAAGTTTGGAATCAAAACCTGTTTTTAAAAGCTCACCACCACCTGCCATGATTCCTGAGGTCGCTGCAGATACAGGATTAAATTTTCTTCCTAAAGCGGCGTTTGTCGCTGCATTGATAAGACTAGCGGATATACCTTTACCAAAAGCTCCAGTTCCAAAAGCGCCTAAAATACCTTTACCCGCTAAATAAGGTGCACCAAAACTAGCTGCTATATAAGGTAAGGCAGGTTTGATTTCATTAGGAATAATATTATCAACAACTCTTGTGACAGGTTTTAATGCTTTTTTAATTGATCCCATAATGTTCCTTTGTATATCTAGTTACAACTCTTGTGATAACTCCTTCGTCTGTTACACGAAGCCATTTTACAGGTTTATTATAACCTAATAGATTAGTAAAGTATTCTTTAGTCTCTTTCATAATATCTTTAACACTGCCTAAACAAACAGTATCAATGTGCCAAGGGATGTCTCCACTATTGTAATCTTCAGGGTTTAGTTCTGCGGTTGTCATAAATCTTTTCTCTGCATCCTTGTTTAAAAATGCCCAATTCGTAAAAGCAAAAGGTAATCCATCTTTATAGTGAATCTTGTATTGATTCAGATCTACGGACGGGGCGATGTGTTCTAGCACGTCCTCGAACGTGTGATCTTTATAGCGAGGAAACGACTTATAAAGTCCGAAAGCTACGGTAATATCGTATAATTTACCAGTATCTATCATAAATACATTACTTTTTTTTGCCTCAAAAATCAACTATTCATCCTCAGATTTAGATACAACATCTGGCAGTTTAGCCACTTTTATATTGACACTTCTAGATATGTCCTCTTGCTTGGTGTCAGTATCTGGGTTGTTAACATCATCTTCGGCTTCTTTATCAGACTTATATTCAACGTTTGTTTTAAGGTTTTTCACTGTAATTTCAGTTTCAATCTCAACGTCTTTAATAACCTGGCCATTGACTATTGTGTCAACCTTGCCTTTTTCTACAAAAGATACCATTTTTACCTCCTTACTCTCTACTTATTTCTAATATTGAAACAACTACATGTAATCTATTAGCAGTTGCAGCTTGTGCCTTTAATACTTCACTTTCAAGAAGAACTAAAGGTTGTGTTAATAATTCGTTTGTTGCTTTGGCAGATATAGCCTTGTCTTTGAATAAACTAAACACTGCATCAGAAGCATCTGTAATAGTTAAAGTGACAGTATCTGCATTGTTACTATCTTCAGAAACTAAAATAGATTTTATAATAGCTCTTGATCCACTAGGAGTTGTATAGACAACCGTATTATCTGTGGTTGTTAAATCTATCTTTGCGTTTTTATATATATTAGCCACTAATAAACCAAGAAAATCTTTCTTGCTCCTGTTTTAATTCATCTAAAAATGTAGAATTTAATTGTTCTATAATAGTTGTTATAGATCTATTTATTTGTTTTTGATTAGAAGTGTCATATTCTTGTTTTGGTTCTGGTATTTTTACATTTATCTTTGCCATTATCTACCTCCGTCTTGTTGTACATCTAAACTGAAAGTACCAAATCTCCAACTTTGATCAATGTCGTCATTTTCTATTTTGATATTAACATATCTACCACGAGCTCTTGTATCTTTTTTAGTTGTTGATGAAGTAATAGAGAAAGGACTTAGACCAGTAGAAGAATCTTCTTGTGATGGAAAACGTTTCACGGCCAACGTTACTTTAGCTGTGCCTTCTAGAACTTTAAAATCTGGTACAAATCTACGAACAGATAAAAATCTATCACCTTCTGAACCTTGTCCTTCTAAATCAAAGTCATAAGATTGTACAAAAGAACTAATCGCGGTGCTCGATCCGTCAGTATTGATTTGATTATTACCCACTTCATGTTCAAAATAAATTGTAGCTCCTAATCCTGTGACTCCTTGTATTGTTGGAAAAGTTCCGGTGTCAGTAGAAGTATAAGAAGTTGCATAAGGTTTAGGATATATCTTGGCATCCATCCAAGATGTACGGCCCTCTGTGCTTGTATACCAAATACCACCTGGGACTTGTGAACCCATAGATTCTAGATAATTATAAGCAACTAATCTGTTATTGAAACTTTGACCAGATGTAGGATACCACCAAATAATCTCTGTAAATAAATTATTAACACCTGCTGTAATTTGTTGTCCTTTTGTTAAATCAATATCGTCGTATACAAAGTCTTCAACAGAACAAGGTAGTGATTTAACCGTACCATCAAATAAAAAGAAACCATTATTACTCATCCAGTAAGCAACACCATCTATTTCAACAGCCGCATTCTTACCTATTAAACCACAGTTTGTACCTACTTGTTCAAAACCAAAAGTAAAAGGCGCACCAATAAACTTCATAGTATATAAAGCTGTGTCGGTCCATATTAAGATTGTTTCTTTAGCTTTGATGGCGCCAACTATTTTAGTTCCGTCTTGTAATCTTTGTGTGCCTGCTGCATTGATTGCTGAAGGTATAAAAGTATTTATATCTTCTTGATCACCAAATCTAATGAACATATCATCCTGTGTACTAGTTGTACCTATTGTTGTTTCGGTTCCAAAGTGAATTAAGTGTCTTGTGGTAGGTGATATTAAAGTAGCTCTAGAAGCTGTTGGATTATTAGAAGTAGAAAAACTAGAAGTGCTTGTTGATGCTCTGTTTGCTGTAGGTGTTGTCGCTCCGGCGTTCCATGTAAAAGTTTTACCATTTGCAACTGTTGCAACTAATACTTGACCAAAGTTATCTAAGGACCATAGACCTGGTTCTAATTGTACTTGATCAGCTTTGACAGCTACACCCCATCCACCAAAATCTGATGCGTTAGTAGCAGTAGCACCATTACTATGTGTTGCTGCTGTACTCCCAAGAGCTCCTCTTGTACAACCTGTTAAATCATTTGTAGATTTACCTGTGTATGTAATAAGTTCTGAGTCTACTAAAATTGTACCTGCGGTAGGAAAAGATGCAGCACTTGTTAATGTGATTGTTGTTTCTGATGCATCTAAAGCTTCATTTACAGTTGTTGCTGCAGCAGAATCAATTGTGCCGCCCCAGTTACCAACACCCCATCCATAACCATAGGTTTGTTCTCTTGGACCAACAGGTTCATAAAACTTACAAGTTATAGAACCACCTGTAGAAACTGTAGCTGTAGCAGCAGCAGTTGATGTAATTGTAAAAGTTGTTGTACTAGGTGCTGTGATTATTTGAAACTTAACGTCTTCAAAATTAGAAGCACTAAGACCTGTACCACTAGGTAAAGTGACACCATCTAATTGCACTATATCACCTGCTTTTGCTCCATGAGCAGAACTTGTAGTAATTGTAACAGAAGCTGATTCATCTGTTGTGGCCATTGTTGAAGAAGCCAAAGAACTTTTTATAGGTGTGATATCAAATAACTGACCTTCAAAGTATAATAATAAAAACTTATCCGTTCCGAGGGCCACGTACCTGTTGCCATCTAAATCTGTAAAAGGATGTTGTGCTCTGACAACACCGACTATCTTATCAGGTAAAAGAGAGGACCAACCTCCCACCTTTTCAGGTAGTCCATATCTAAATCTTACATTATTGGAATCAATAAAACGACGTTCAGCTCCCTTGGTGGTATCTTGTTTATCTATACCTGGTAGAAAATCTAAAGTTATGAGAGCCATTTACTCTCCTTAAACTTTATCTTTGTAAGCCCAACCACGAGTCGCGTTTAAGAATACTAAGGTAAAAGCTTCTCCGTTTGTTGATACAACTAAATTAGACGCTGAACTTAATATGTTTGAACCATTTCTTGCAATCGTTAAATTATTAGAACCAAAAGATCCTTTAGCATCTATAAAGGTAACTTCATTACCTACACTAGGAGATGCCGGTAATGTTACTTGTCTAGCCGCGGCACTCGTGTCTATAATTAGTTGATCGTTATTGACGGCTGTGTAGTTTCTATCTATGGAGTGATAACCTTTTTCTACTGATAGTTGAACTATGTTTGTTCCATCAGAATACACAACCATCTTTGAGGCAACCGGCATTGTTACGCCTGTACCTGATGCTGTCTTAAAAGTTAAAGTGTAATCACTTGTACTCCTTGTTGTACCGTCTTCTATCAAATACATCTTTTCTATGGAGTCAGGAACAGTAACAGTTCTGTTCGCTGCTAAAGTACCTGTGAATTTTATTATCATGTTTCGTCCATTAGACGAAGCCCCGTTACTGATTGTTAAAGTTTGATCGGAGGATGCAACATTAAGAGATAAGTAACCACCAACAGCTTCTTCTACCAATTGTAGATTAGTGTTAGTAGTAGCTCCCCATAAACCTGCTTTTTCACCTGTAGCGATTAATTCAAATTTTTGTGATGTAGAAAATGTTGATGCCATGTTGCCTCCAAATTTATATTATGTTTCCACGTTTGTCCACGTTTGACTTGCATTTACGTTAATATCATTCCAAGTAACAACACCTGGGCCTGTTACTGAAGATGTTAATTGATTAGTTGTTGCTGCTATTACGGCTTTAGCTACAATTGTGACAGATCCAGATGCAACTGTTCCCGCTAAATTTGTAGTTACAGATACATCTGAAGCACCTTTAGGGGTGGCGCTACCGAGACTTGTTGTAAGGGCATTAGTTGTAAGAGTTACGTTAGCTGTTCCTACAAAGCTTAAATCACCAATAGATATATTAGCTACTTGAGTTCCTGGAGTAACATCAGCGTTAGCCTCAATCGCTGAGATATCCCCTAGTGATATGGATACTTGATTACCTTCTAAAGATACTGGTTGATGAGTAGACTCAGCAAAAGCAAATTCAGCAAAAGAAGCGATACCAAACATTTTATCTTGCCGTTACTGGCACTCCTTTACTGCTTACAAATGGATGTTCTGCAAATGCCATATATACAAAAGTATGGGTATCTTGATTAGTAGCACCCTCAGTTGAACGGCATTTAAACCCATTACTTAAAAAGTCAAAATGTCCAGAAGATTGATTTTCTTCATTAGTATTTGCATCTAATCTATTAGCTGTAGGATTATCTGGGTCTTGTGTATTATCATGTATTACCCATGCTCTTGCATTACCTGCAGATTTTTTTACCATAAGCCAAGCAGGTTTAAATCCTGTATAAACAAATGCACCATCTGCATTACCGTTACCTGTATAAGAACCAAATTTTGAGTAGCCTTGTTTTTCTGTGAAGCAATACATTACATTTGTTATACCATCACCATTTACAGCACCATCAGTGCCTACAGTAAATACAGTAGAAGTTGGCTCTGTATCATTAAAATGAGGAGCATAATCAGCATTTGCACTAGTTTCGTTTAAAATTAAATAATCTGTTGCAGGGTCAGAAGCAACTTTATCGTGGTATACTACCCATGAAGCAGCACCACCAAGTTTTTTTTGAAGCATTACATTGGGCTTAGCACCTAATCCATGTGCAACAGTTCCATTAGCACCTGTTCCTGTATAAGTTACAATACTAAATCCTGCTGTAGTATTAGCTTGATGTGCACCTGCAGGGTTATTACCGCTTTCACTAAAAGATGTAGTTGTCCCACCATTGGCTTTCCATTGCCATGCTACATAAGTTCTACTACTAGCACCTGTTGCGTTTGCACCTAAAACTGTAAAACCATTTGTATCTATAGATGTAAAATCAGCGTTACCCACATCATTTTCTGCTGAATTAGTATTTGATTGAATGACCATTTGAGGATTACCACTTCCATCTAATCTTGATGAGTCAAAAAGTTTATGAGAAGCAGCATCACTTCTACATTTTATCCATAACCAATCAGGTTTAAAATTACCTGCATTTGCATTATTTGTAACTGCTTGTGAGCTACCTGTTCCTGTATAAAGTTGTGTATGAAAATGTGCTGATGGGTCGTCTATTGTTGTATAAGCCATTATCCAAACTCCGCTAATCTTTTAGTACATAGTGCATAATATCCTGATGGTGGTGCATATTCAAAGTTACCATACTTGCCGTCATTGTTACTACTTGATACTGTATAAGGAGGATTGCCAAAATTACATAATACTTCTGGCTCATCATTACCACTGTCACTACCATCTCTTACAAAAAAGAAATAAATACTCCCTGTATTTGGGTATGTCACAGCACTGCCTTGTGTGCTACCATTTAAATAAAATTGTATAGAGGGAGGTGAAGTATCTGCATTAATAGCTACTCCAACTATATCATTATTAGATACACCTGTTAAACTTCCTTGATTAGAATTTTCACTTCCGTTAGTAAAACTATAAATATAATCATCATTAGGTCTGTACTCTACTCCTGCGTTTACACCACCATGATTAGTTGTGCTTTGAACTTCGTCTACCATACCTATTTGCGTTTTGTGGTCATTACCATTTACAATTTTAAATTCTGCATACCACTTACCAGAGCTAAATCCTATTGTAGATTGTGCTCTACTTCTATTACCACCATTAGGTCCAACACTTTTACAATTACCTTCTGACAATACTATTCCTCCAGATGCATTTTCAACTGCTCTATCTAAAGGATTCAATGTAGCAAAATTATTAGTAGGTGTATCTTCTGTTATATCTGTAGCTGCAAGATTTGACACAGCAAAATGTCTATCATTACCTGATGTATCTGCACCAATACCACTTGAATTAGTACTAGTTCCTGTCTGTTTAAATTCTAATTTAAAGCCATTAAGACCAAAAGTGCCTGTATATTTTTTTGGTATCCAAACTCCGTTGTCATTAGTTTCTCCAAAAGAAGTTGGTGTCAGCGCTTGTCCATCTATAAAATGTGCATCAGACATATAACCATCTAAAAATTCACTATTATTAAGATGCCCTATGTCTAAATTATAACTTTCTTCGTTAAATGGTGTTGTAAAATCTTCATCTGCTGTTGTTCCAGACAAAGTTTGTAAAACACTATTAACATATATTTTTACTCTATCTCCTGCTGTTCCATCTGTGCTGTCATAACTCAATACGATGTGATACCAAGCACTAGGGTCACGAAACAAAGCAGCAGTTGTTAGAAGTGTGTTAAAACTAGAATAAGCATCAGAAGTTTCTACAATTCTAATTGCGTCATTACTACCACTTCTAAAAAGAAGCTGTGACCTGTTATTACCGCTTTCAGCACTAATAATACTTTGATTAGCACTTTCAATACTAGATTTTTTTATCCAAACACTATATGTAAATATTTTATTATTGGTCACAGTGCCAACATTAGCTAAGTTTAATTGCGGACTATCTCCATCATTAAACCTAAGAGAGTTACTTATCTCATAACCCTTAGATTCATTTCCCCCTGCTATAGGAAATACCATGCTACACTACCTCGTCTGGAAACTCGCCTAGTGGTCTTGATGTAACTCCCTCACTATCTGTGGTATATGTTAGTAGAGTTATTAATGCTTCTACATTAGCACATCCGTCTATAGATGTTTCCATCGCATTGACTTTTGTTCTTACTCCTGCTCTGTATGTTGTAATATTATTAGGTACAGAATAGCTACCAACATCTGCAGCTTTGATGACATACCAATCTGTCTTAGCTAATAATTCTGCAGCTTCTGCATTAAATTTATTTTTGTATTTTGTTTTAAGACCATAGTTAATTACTTGATTACCATCAGAATCTTTTATTTTATCACCATTCTCATCAACTGCATCTTCGTCTGCAAGTTTCTTAGCAGTTGCTGTTCCATAACTACCTGTTACTTTATCACTACCAAATGCATAAGTAATATTTGTGTTAACATAAAACTCTTCATCTTTTCTATTAGTGCTATCTATTTCTACAGTATAAATGCCAATAGCATTTCTTTCTGCCTCAGTCCATAAAGTATAGATGCTAGAAGGATATTGATTATCTCCTATTGTAATTCCTTTATTGCCTTTGGGGAATTGTGTGATTGTTCCTGATTCTACTAATGCAAACATATTTACTCCTATGATAATGTTAGGTTAAGATTTCTACCTACCTCTAAAAACTTTGAACCATTATATCTAAATACAAACAAATCACCTTTAGCTGCTGTTGTAGTTAGTGTCGGTGCGGTATCTTCGGTGAACTCATATGCAGCATTAAATGTAACTGTTCTTGAGCCTGTGCCATCTTGAATAATTAATAAAGATACAAACTGCCCTGTTTGTGCATTGGTTCCTGCACCTAATGTTCTGTTAGCACCTAATGTTACTTTTGCTACAGGTGATGTTGATACATCCCATGCTATAGTAGAGGCGTCTGTTAGTGTTGCTTCTGCATTGTATGCACCCACATTAAACTTTGCATTGGCTGAAGATAATACAAATCTATCTGTACCACCTGCTTTAAAATCTATTTGATCATCTGTATCCGCATGAATACTAGAATCACCATCTACATCCAATATTAACTCTTCACCATTAATATCCCTATTCATTGGTCCACCCACTGCACCAGATATTTCTACAATAAAGATTGACGCTCCACTGGCAGGAGCTGTAGTAAATGTAATCTGTGTTCCGCCTGTAGCTAGTGTGTAGTCTGTTCCGGGTTTTTGTACAACACCATCATGAGATACTAATAACTGTGCGGGAGAACCTACTTGTGTTCCTAAACTAAATGTTGTGTTAGAACCATTGTAAGTATTACCACTCGTGTCTAAGACACTGAAGGTTCCATTTTTAATTGATTGTCCTATGTATGCCATAATTACTCCTCCTCTGGTGGAGCATATCCTGTCAATGCTGTTGCCTCGTCTTGTGTAAGACCTAAATCTAAAAGTTTTTTGTTTCCTGTTTTTTGGTCGGCCACTTTTTTTATAGCAGCATCCTTTAAAACTTTTATTTCAGCATTTACATTTGCTCTATCTTTTTCTAAAGCTGACACTTCTTCTGCAGTCATCTCTATTGTTTTACCATTTATAATTTTATGCATTTATGTACCCATATATTTTTATATTGTATGCCGTAATATTACCACTATTAGCAACAAATTTTAAACCTCTCACTTGTTCTTCAGTATCATTATGACCTATTAAAGAATGAGAGGTGTGTGCATTTTCACCGTCATGATAGCCATATAAACTTGCATCCATGTATGTATTAGAACTACCCATTGGATTTAAAAATTTAGCTGAAAATCTTGTATCAAGTCCTGCTTCACTTCCTGAACCTCTATTAATGTAAAAAGTTGAAACATTATTATCATTATCGGTGGTATTTGTGGTATCGTTAGTGTGAACTCTATGAGCTGTCATATAATAACTACTACTTCTTTCGCTACCATCTGAAGATTTTAAAAATCTTAAATAAGTTCCCGCAGTATCACTTCTGTCAAATGTCATCTCAACATGATATAAATTATAAGTTGTTGTAAATACACTATCTATTGACACAGAACTAGCTGCACTTGATGAACTTGAAGAGTGTACTAACACTAGACCTTGTGGTGTTCCAGTCACAGTTCCCGTGAATGCAAATGTATCACTAAGAGATATTCCTGCTGCTTTTACTACTGTCTTACTCATCTATCCTCCTATAACTTATCCATTTCTGCTTTTAATTTTGTCCATGTAATTTCACTATGAGGACAAGTTGTTGTTGTTATTGCTGTTCCACCACTTTCTCCAGTGACCCATTGTATATTATTAAAATCACTTTCTGAGTTAATATCTCCAGACCATATACACTCAACACCACTTTTTAAAACTTGTAGTGCTTTATAAAATTTATCAAGATTATCCATTATGCAAGTACCTCTAATAAAACAATTTTTGATGATGCTCCGATTCTAAAAGTGCCTCCATCAACACTAAATTGATACTTGAAAGTTAGTGATGAGGTAGAACTAGGACTATCTAAATAACTGTGATAGGTATTAGCCGCTATTTTGTCTGGATTACCATTACCTATATTCATTTGTATAATGTTGCGTTGTTCTAATTCTGTACTATCTCTAAATAATTTTATTCTGCCAACAGTTGAAGTTCCACTACCATTTCTAGAATCAGCATGTATTAATGTTTGAACTAAAATTTTACTACTTGTGGCACTTGGAGTTATTGCAAGACTTAAACCAGATACATCAGCATAAGAGCCTGTAGTTGTATTTACTTCACCACCAATCGTAACAGACAAAACTTGTCCTATTTTACCAAAGCCTGTGGCTTTAGCTGCAGTGACTGCATCATCTGCTATACTATTTGTTCCTATTGTACTAAGTGCCATGTTTACCCCTTGCTATTTGCATCCTTGACAGCCTTAATATGTGTGTACCAAGAACCTGTCTTATCTAATTTACCATCATCAATATCGTGGTATAGTTTATCTAATTGTTCCTGCCATGATAAATATTCTTTTTTTCTTTTTACTAAAATTGTATCTAAAGTTTCTTTTGTATTACCTGCAGTTTCATAAGATGCTATTTGTGAATCTGTTGGTTTAGAAAAACTATATGTCCATGATTTGATATATGGACCGCTGCCATCATCTTGTAAATACACTTTTTTATCATCCCATGTTTCAGAGTTTGCCTCTATGTATAATTTAACTTTTGTATAAAAATCTGCCATACTACGCTCCTATTAACCTATATCCACCAAAGTTTGTTTCAAGCCTTGCTACAAATCTATCACCACTACCGTCTTCATCTTTAAGATACCCATATGCCTCTACTGTATCACCTGCGGCTAATGTTTGTATTTTCATAGCAGTTACATGAACTTGTATTACATCTGAATTAGTATTTGAACCAGATTTTAACTCTATAAGAGCATCAACCTCACTTGAACCATTAACATAAATTTGTGCTATAGAGTATTCACCATCACCACCTGACGATGTTCCGTAATCGGCATACATAGAAAAATATATAAAATACTCTCCACCCTTACCAGAAGGAACTGTAAATGTAGTGCCATCAAAAGCACCATCTGAATCTAATTCATCAGTACTAAAACCTGTAATTTTAGTATGTGCAGCTCTTGATAAGGCTTGTGCAGAATCTTTTGTTCCATGCCAAGCAGGTGTATTTTTGCCACCAACTAATGAAACATCTATTCTTTTTAATGTTCCTGCATCAGATATTAAAAGTTCATCTGTATCAGCAGGAGCAGAAGTTAAAGCTGTTTGCCCTGATATAATATTATCATTTAAATGTTCACTTTCTACTGCATCGTCAGCTATCTTTGCTTCTGTAACTGCATCTGCTCCTAACTTAGCAGTAGTAATAGCACCATCTAAAACTTCAATAGTACCCACTGCTTTTGCTTGATGAACTACATAAATATTATTTGTACCAGAGGGAGGTGCTCCAGTAAATGTAAGTGTAGTGCCTGACAAACTATATGCGGAGTTTGGGTCCTGTCGAACATTTTCTACAAAAACTTCTATGTCAAATACTGAACTCGGTGCAATATCTAATGTAAAAGCAGTTGTACTGCCATCACCATTAAA